GCGAGGCCGCATGCGCCGCGGGGCTATGCGCCGACGGCGGGAAAGTCGACGGTACGCCGCTCAGCGAGCCGTAAGCCCCGTCAAAGTGGTTCAGGTCCGAGATCTGCGACTCCTCGATCGTCACCGCGTCAGCCTGCCCCGCGCCATGCGAGGCCGCATGCGCGCTCGGCGTGAAGGCCGCCGGGACGCCGGTGAGCTGCGCCCAGGCGATCGCCAGCTCATCCGCGCCGCCGTCCTGGTGCGAGGCCGCATGCGCTTCCGGGGGGAACTCCGTCGGCACGCCCGTCAGGTCGCCCCAGGCGCCGCCCGGCGGAACCGCCCACACCTGATCTCCCCGCAGAAACGTCGTCGCGTCCGCCGCGCCCGAGCCCAGCCGCGCCGCCGCCAGCACGCCGCTCGTGATCTGGCTGGCCGGCAGCGCGGGCACCTGGCTCAGGTTGATCAGCGCCGAGGGCGTCGGCGGAATCACCACCCGCACCGTCGCCACATCCACCGGCGTCACCGAATCCGGCACCACCCACGTCTCCACGGCGTTGATCTGCCCGGCCGAGATCCGCACCGTGTAGAACGTTCCGCTCGGCGTGGCGCCCTCGTTGGGGTATAGCTCAATCGCGAAAGCGCCGCTCGCCAGCCGCACCGTCTTCGTCCCGCGCGCCACCAACTGCCCCGTCGGCGCCACGAACGTCTGCCAGCTCACGATCAGGTCGCCCGACACCGGAGCCCCGAACGCATCGGCAATATCGCCCGTCACCGTCGTGGCCTGCGCCGACGCAGCCGCCAGAAGTAGGCACAGGACGCGAATACAGCGGTCCAAGGCGGTCCGGTCCGCAAAACAAGGGGTTCTCATCGTTCCTCACCTCGCCAGGCCAGCTCAGGCTGAATCTCGAAGTCGTCGTCAAACGCCGCCGTCAGCCAGCAGCGGCAGTGGATAATCTCCTCCGCCGGCAGCGTCTCGTCCAGCGGTCCGTCGCCCGGCGAGCCGTTCACGTCGAACTTCTCGTCGATGCCGATCGTGCGCCCGTGCAGCACTTCATGGCTGTCGCGCACCTGCTCGTCCTCGAACGTCTGCCAGCTCTTGCGCGGGACGCCGTTGCGCCGCATCGTCTCGCGCTGGGCGCGTTGGCTGGCGATGCCGGTCTCCGTCAGAGCCAGGCGCCGGGCTTCGTGCAGCGCGGCGTCGTCCATCTGCTCGGCGATCTCCTCCAGGAACTCCGTGTTCAACGGAACCTCGCCGCGATCGAAGAAGCGCCGCGTGATCGTCCCCATCACCCGCTCGATGTAGCCGCGCCCGCTAAAGACCACGGCCTCGGCGCGGTCCAGCAGCGCTTGCCGCAGAACCGGGTCGCGCAGCTCGAAGCTCACGTCGGCGAAGCCGAGCTGCCCCAGGGTGAACGAGCCCGCGTCGTCAAAGGTCTGCGGCAAGTGCGTCGAGACGATCGTCTTGGCCTTCGCCGGCAGCTCGCCAAACCAGTCGAAACCTTCCAGCAGCGCCCGGATCAGCTCCTGCGCGGCGTCGCCGAGGCTCTTCTCGACCGGCTTCTCGACGACCAAATGCCCGGCGCGAATGTAAAACACAGCAGCAACTTCACCGTAGGCTTTCTCCACCGCGCCGCTCTCGGCGGCTGCCAGCTCGGCGATGCGCTCGAAGCCGTTCTGTTGCTCCAGGTGCAACGCCAGCGCGCGGTTGCCTTCCAGCCAGGCGTTCGTCACGTCGGTCGCCATCGGGACCGAGGCGGCCTCGCGGTCGAAGCGGCGATCGGCGCGCGCCTTGCGCAGCACGGCGGCCGTCTCGTGGAAGACTTGACGGGCCGCGGCGGCCACTTGGTCGTTGACGGCGGGCGCGCTCACGGCTCACGCTCCAGCAGCTTCTGCATCACCGTCTGCAACCCGGCCACGCTCTTCTCCAGCTTCCCCAGGTCGCCGTCCTCTTCCGCCGCCGGCGGCTCATCGTCCGGCTCGCCCTCTTCGCCCAGCACGCCCAGCTCCGGGAAGCGCTCCACGCGGATCTCTTCCGCGCTCTTCACGCCGATCTTTTCGTAGATCGCGTCCACCTTGGCGTTCGCCAGCTCGTCCTCGATGTCGAACGGCTCGAACTCGAACCACAGACCCTCGTGGCCCATGCGGGTGAGCACTTCGGTCAGCGCCGTCTCCAGCGTCTCCCGGCCGGGCAGTACGATCGACTCCACGTAGGTCTTGAGCTGCTCGGAGCCGACGTTGCCGCCCAGCGCCCCGGTCTCCACCACGCCCACGCGCACCGGAGGCACGCCGTGCGCTTGCAGAATCTCGTCGCGGGTGTCCTTGCGCAGCTCACGGAACCCGCCTTCCTTCGTCTCGTCGCTGGTCAGCCGCTTGAACTCGACCTTCCCGCCGGTCGGTTGCTCCATCACCAGCGTCTTGTGCGCCTGGCCTTTCAGGTGCTCTCGGAAGAAGACCTCGATCAGCTCCTGCGTCTCCTCCGCCCAATCGCCCTCCAGCAGCACGGCGTAGTCGGGGATCGCGGAGTTGCTGAAGAACGACTGGTTGAACTCGCTCACCAACGCGCTCAGCGCGATCGCCGGGAACGCCGGCAGCACGGCGGGCACGCCGTAGAACGGGCTCAGCGGCGAATAGCGCGGGAAGTGCATAGCCTGGTTGGTCGCTTCGCGCAGCGGATCGCCGGCTTCGAGCGCATCGAAGGCCTTCGGGTCGGCCCAAGCGTTGCGGAAGTGCGCCGTCCGCACCCCCAAGCGCTGCACGAACCCGAGGCCGTCCAGGCGCACGTACATCTGCGCCGCCGGCAGATGCGCCAGCGCCGCCGTCTTGTCGCCCTTCTTGCTCGGGATCAGCTCCAGGTAGCCGTTCCCCAAGCCCGCGTAGTCCTGCCAGATGCACTGCAACCCGTCGCCAAAGCTCTGCCGCCCGAACGACCGCCGGAGCTGCTGCGCGACATCCTCTTTCTGTTTCTCGCTCGTTCCCTCCGGTCCGCCCACCACCCACGAGCGCCCGGCCACATCGCCGGCCTTCACTTCCACCGCCCGCGCGTTCCAGGTGTTCGCGGTCAGGGCGAACGCAAACAGCGCCATATCGAACGGCCGCCGCGCGCAGTCCACGCCGTCGACCTGCTCGCCGAACTGTTCCACCAGCTTGTCGGAGCCCGCGGCCTCGCCCGTCTCGGCGGCCTTCAGCACCTGCGCCAGCTCCGAGAGCTGCGCAGCTCCCACGAGCAGCGGCCCGGAGTTGAGCGACTTGCGCACCAGCCCCGTGGTCAGCATCTTTCCCGTTCCTCGTTTCGTCTTGCTCACGCCGCCCTCCGCAGTAACCGCACCCGCCCGCGCCTGTGGCCCACGCCGCGCAGCAGCCCGATCGCCATCTCGATCGCGTCCGCGCCGTCGTCATGCTGGCTCGACGACTGGCCCAACTGCTCGAACTGCTCTTGCGCCCGCGGCACATCCTTCGACCAGCACTTCGAGCCAGCCCCCGGCCACAGGATCTTGCCGTTCTCCGCCAGCGGAGCCAGCCGCGCTATGCGGCGAATCTTGTCCGAGTGGTGCGTGATCTCGGTAAACGGGATCTGGAGGTTCCGTTTGTCCGAAGCGTCCACCACTGACTCCCGCAGCGCTTCCTGGTACGCCTGCGACTCCACGCCGAACTTCACCAGCGTCGGCCACTCCATCGCCGTATCCAGCACGCGCTCAATCTGCCGGGTAAAGCGCAGCCGCGCCATGCGGATACTCAGCACGTAGTAGCGCCCGTCCGACTCGCCCACCACGGCCACGGCCGTCTCGTCGTTCTTCGCCTTCTGCCCGATCGCCGGATCCACCGCCGCCGCTATCGCCAGCCGCACCCCGTTCAGATCCGCGTCCTGGAAAGTCTTCCACCAGTTGAGCGAGAACAGCAGGTCATCCTGGTCAGCCGTCTCGTTGAGGAACTCCTGGGCGAACGCCCGCGTCCCGATCTCCGCCTTGCGCTTTTCGAGGTCGTCCAGCGACCATTTCGCGGGCCACAGCGCTTTGCCGCTCGCCTCGATCGCCCGCCACAGCCGCGCCGTCCAGCCGAGCTTCTTCAGCAGCCACGGCAGCAGTGCATCGTGATGCAGGATCGTCCCGACCACCACGATCTGGCCGTCGTCCTTGTCGATCGAGTTGATCACCGTGCGCGCGAACCAGCGCTTCGTCTTGTCGCGCTGATCGCGGCTGTCCACGCTGTCCTCGTCTTCCAGGTCGTCGCAGACCAGCAGGTCAGGACGCAGGCCGCGATGCTTCAGGCCGCGCAGCTTGCTCCCGCGCCCGCGCCCAAAGACCTTCGCGCCCGTCGCGGTCACAAACTCCGCCTCGGTCCACTTCCGGTCGCCGATCAGGTCGCCGAAGTCCGCGCGGAGCTTCTCGTTCTCCTCGAGCTCCTGCCGAATGTCGTCCACCGCGATCTTGGCGTTCGAGTCGGTATCCCACAGCAGGCCGATGTGGCGCTTGAACCCGTAGCAGATCCGGTGCAGCACGAACCCGAAGCTCATCAGGGTCGACTTCGCGTGCTCGCGCGGAGCGGCAAACGCACAGCGCGGCTCCACCGCCGCCAGCTCGACCGCCTCGCGATGAAACTCCGGCGGCTCGATGGGGAATTTCTCGGCCAGGTAGTAGCGGCAGAACCACAGGATGTCCCGCCGGCCGCGCTCCACCCGCTGCGCCTTCGTCAGCTTGTCGCCGCGCCTGGCGCCGCCCAACAGCTCCGCCGCGCGCTCGCCGACTTCCTCGGCGGTCACCCGGCGCTCGCCGCGCTGAGGCTTACGAGCCAAGCAGATCCTCCAGCCGGGCGTCCAGCTCGATCAGCCTCAGCTCTTGCGGCGTACCGTCCACATCCTCATCGCTCCGCGCACGAGAGATCGCAAGCTGCAAATCGTCGACATCCTCCCGCGTCAGCACCAGAGAGAACAGCTCCGCCGCCACCGTGACGTCTTCGCCCTGCTCGACCGTAGGGGACTGCCACCCTTGGCTGTCCCCGGCCCGGCCCTGACGCTCTCCGCTCACGCCGACCTCCCAAACTTCTCCGCGATCTTCTGCACCAGCCCGCCAATATCCTCGGCGTTGCGCTTCAGCGGCGCGCCCAGGCCTTTCACCAGACGCATCTCCGTCAGCAGGCTCTCCATGGCAAGCTGCAACACTTCCATCGCCACCCGCTGCGGGTCCTGCGCCTTGCCGTGCCGGGTGATGATCTCGCCGATCTGCTTGGCGGTCGCATTCAGCGCATACACGATCTGCGGGTCGGCCTCCGCGCTCGCGCGAAACGTCTCCATCATGCGCTGGTGCACTTCGCGCAGATCGAACAGCAGCTCGCGCCAAGCCTCGCCGGCATAGCGGTCGAAGTCGCGAGCCTTCGCATCGGCCATCGCGCGCCGCTGCGCCCAGTCATACTTGGCGCGCCAAGCCTCCCAGGTCTTCGGCGCGAAGCCCGGATACACTTTCTGGATTTCGACGACTGCCTTATCGCGATCCCAGCCGCGCAGGTAGAACCCGAAGGCGAACTCCCGCGCCGTGTCGTCGTACCGCGCCCTGCTCATCGCCAACTCCTTAGCTCGTCGAAGCGCTTGTCGAAGCGCTCGCCCAGCTTCTCGATCTGGCGGGCCTGCTCGTCATGGCGGGAATTCACCAGGGTCTTCAGCTCCGCCTGGTCGGCGCGGGCGTGGCGCGCCTCGGCTTCCGCCACGGCCAGCCGCTCCTCCGCCTTCGTCAGGCGGCCGCCCAATCGAGCGGCCCAGCCCACCACGGCGGTCAGCGCAGTCACCACCAACGTGACGACCGTCCCGAGGTATTTCTCCAGTAGCGTGGTTTCTACGGCCATGCGCGCCGCACCCCGTTTGAAAAGAGGAGGCGACTAGCCTTTGGCGCAAGGCGCGAAGGGGAGTTGGGGTAGTACCTTCCGCCGCGGCCGGCCGCCTCCTCAGGCGGTTGGTGCAGCTTCAGTGTCGAGAAAAAGTAGGATCGCCCGCCAACGGATTTTCCGCTTTAACCGGGCACATTTACGAAGAAAGATCAGCGGTGAAACAGCCGCGCCTGGTCGCCGTCCCAGATCGGCTTTTTTTGGGCCGCGTCCAGCCACTCCAGCAGCTTCTCGCGGTTCACACGCAGGTTGCCGCGCGGGGTCAAGCGGTAGACGATGCCGTCGGGGATCAGGCCCTGGTGCGCCCACGCGCGAAACGTGTCCGGCGTCACGCCCGCCATCGTGGCGGCTACCGAGGTCGAGATCGTCCTACCTTGCAATCGCCCCATTGCGTTCATTCCCCTCGCCCAGCCCGTCGCGCCGGTTCATCGCCTTCAGCCCCCACAGGCACTTGTTGTGCTCGGCCATCGTGCGCGGCTCCGGACGCTTGATCTGCCGCTCGCACCAGCGCCGCACCGCGCCCTCGTCCCAGCCCCGCGCTTCGCCCACGGCCAGCAGCAGCCGCCAATCGCCCGGCCCGGCCAGCTCCACATAGCCGTCGGGCTTCACATCCCTGCGCCCATCATTGCCCTGCGCCAGCCGCCGCCGCTTCGCCTGCACCTTCGAAGGCCCCAGCGCCTCCAGCAGCTCCTTGGCCTGGCCCGGCTTCAGCTTCCGCAGCGAGCGCTGCCCGCTGATCGCCTCCACGCGGTCCCGCAGCGTCTCCTCATCCACGCCGCGCTCCCGAGCCCGCGCAAAGATCGCCGGAAAGTAACTGGCCGTGTTTCTCATGCGGACCTGCGCCCCGCCTCTCTCAGCCCCTCGATCCGCTGTTCGCACATGCGTATAAAACCGCGACCGCAGGCGGTGCCCAGCCACTGAATCACCGATGCGGCAATGCGCTCCTCGTCGATATTCGTCTCCTGATAGGTCCACCAGCGGCGCATGCGCCCCCTGTTGAGCATTCTCAACTCCCTACTGTCCGGGCCGCGCAGGAGCCAGAGTAGAGGGGTTCCGCCGTTGACGCGGCCCCGATGATTCTCTCGCCTCCACTGGTCGAGGTAAATCCGCTCCGGCGCGTTCGGGACGCCATACTGGCCCTTCGGCTCGACTGGCGCTATCCGGCTCATGGAATAGGACTCGCAGCAGACAACCGGTGCAGGGTCATCGAAAGGGCCAAACTCATCAGACTTGCGCGGAGCGGAAAGACATTCCGGGCAGATCTCAACCTCCCATGGCTCACAGTCGAACTCGTAGCCGCAAAAATCGCAGCAATAGTTATCAAGACTGCTCGGGATCTCGTGTTTCTTCATCGCCTTGCGCCTCCCCATCCACCCCCAACTCCACCTGCAACTGCCCCAACAGCTCCCGCAGCCGCTCCGGCGAATCCAAGATCCGCAGCGTCCGCGCCGTGGTGATCAACTGCCGCCGGTACGCCTTCGTCCCCTCGTCCTGATCTTCGGGCGAGCAGATCCAAAAGTACCCGGCGGGCTTCTCGCGCCGGCTCCCAATCGGCAGCCGAAACACCGTGCGCAGCTCTTCCACCGCCGCCTTCACTGACCGCTCGTTGAGCTTGCCGGAAA